ATTTAACACAAGCTGAAGAAACTTATAGCACAGGAATAACTTCATTTAATAGTGATGGCTTTTCAGTTGGAAGTGGAAATGTATTTAACAATGGTTCAAATACTTATGTAGCATGGAACTGGTTAGCATCAAACACAACTGCATCAAACACAGATGGAGATATTACATCAACAGTTTCAGCAAACACTACAAGTGGATTTAGTATTGTGTCTTATACAGGAAATGGTTCTACGAACCAAACTATAGGACATGGATTAGGTGTAGAGCCAGATTTTATTATTGTAAAAGCAACAAGTACAACCATGAACTGGCCGACTTACTCAAAAGCACTTGGAAATGGTGTTGCTTTTTTAGATGTTACAGATGCTTGGGCAAATACTCCTGGTGCATATGATAATTATTGGTACACTTCAGGAATGACAAGCAGTACCTTTGGTGTTTCAAACAATGTTAATACAAATACAAATGGTGCAACTTTTATAGCTTATGTTTTTGCACAGAAAAAAGGATTTAGTAAGTTTGGCAGTTATATCGGCAATGGTTCAACGAACGGAAGCTACATTCATCTAGGCTTTAAACCAGCTTTTGTTTTGATTAAATCATCTTCTTTATCACAAGATTGGTTTATACATGATAATAAAAGATCAACTTTTAATGTTAGTAATACAGTATTATTACCCAATACAGCAGACTTAGATATAACCGATTTAACAGTATATGGTATAGATATGGTGTCTAATGGTTTTAAAGTTAGAGGAACTCATGCAAGAATTAACCAATCAGGTTCATCATACATCTACATGGCTTTTGCAGAATCGCCATTCACTACAAGTACAGGAATACCAACTACTGCAAGATAATGAATGATAAAACTAATAAACATTCTTAAACATTGGAAAAATAATATATGGAAGAAATTAAACAACGAATTAAAGAACATGAGGGGTTTAGGGATACTGTGTATTCCGATAGCTTGGGTTTTCGTACTATTGGCTATGGTCATTTGGTATTGGATTCCGATAACTTTGTTGAGGGTGTTACTTATGACAAAGAAACTCTTGAAGAAGTTTTTGATAATGATTTTAAAATAGCAGTAGATTCAGCTAGAGAATTATTAAGAGATATAGAATATAATCATATAGTTTTCGGTGTAATTGTTGAAATGTGTTTCCAATTAGGCAAACCACGAGTAATGAAGTTTAAGAAAATGTGGGAAGCCTTGAGAGAAAAAAACCTTGATAAAGCATCACAAGAAATGATAGATAGTAATTGGCACAAGCAAACCACAAAAAGATGTGAGGCTTTGGCTAGTATAATGAAAAACGCAAATAGATAGGAGAACGATTATGCCAATGGGAAAAGGAACTTATGGTTCAAAAAAAGGAAGACCACCTAAAAAATCTAAAATGATGAGCAAGAAAAAGAAGAAAAAATAATGCCATTAATTAAAGGATATTCAGCTAAATCTATCTCTAAAAATATTAAAAGAGAATTAAAAGCTGGTAAGAAAAGATCACAAGCTGTAGCTATCGCACTTTCGGTAGCTAGAACAGTTAAAAGGAAAAGAAAAAAATGAGTTTTATAGATATAAACAATATGTCATTTGGATTAGCAGTTCAAAGAGGATTAGTTAATAATTTTTCTGCTGTTCAAAAATTTGGATTGAATACTGCTGTTGGAAGTGGTGCATTTGAAACTGTATGGGACGGAGATAATATTTATACTTACGCACCATCTTCAGGAACTGCTACTGCAACTTCATCTGATACTGGTTCTGACAATAATGGTACAGTTAAAATATTTGGTTTAGATTCTAATTACGATCTAGCAGAAGAAACTTTAACAATAGGTGGTAGTGCTGGAACAGTATCTTTTTTAAGAGTATTTAGAGCATTAATGGTTAATGCAAATACTGGAAATACAAATGTAGGCACAATAACAATCACAGTATCATCAACATCTGTAGCTTTAATAAGACCAACATATGGTCAAACTTTAATGTGTGTTTATACAATACCAAGAAATTACAAAGGCTATATTTTACAATTAGATTTAGGAAGTTCTAAAGATTTAGAAAATGAAATAAGATTTATTACAAGAGAAATAGATAATGGAAATTCTTGGAATACAAAAGCATTTATAACTACAAGAGGTGGATTTGTAGAAAAAAATTATCATGTTCCAATCGTATTACCATCTAAAACTGATGTTGAGATAGTTGCAAAAGCTAGTGCTACTTCTTCAGTAAGTGCTGGATTTGAATTAATACTTGAGAAAGTGGTTCAAAGCTAATGGCTAAGAGACCTAGAACAACTGGCGAACATATTGTTGCTCTCTATGGTCATATAACAGGATTAAAAAAATCTATTCATACAATTCAAAATAATCATCTAAAGCATATGCACGAAGATATAGAAAAAATTAACGATAAGATTGATAATAAATTTGATAGTTTAACCAATTTAATTATGTATGGAGTCGGTGCTGTAGCTTTATTGTTTATAGCCCAAGTGCTTTACTTTTTATCAAAATAATATACAACAAATACTTGTATGCAATACTCTCGTATTTTAACGATTTCTGATTTACATATTCCAGCACATCATCCTCAAGCATTTGATTTTTTAAAAGCATTAAAGAAATTTGTTAATCCTGAAATTGTTATAAATGGTGGAGATGAACTGGATAAACACGCGTTGTCAATGCACGACTCTGACCCTGATTTACCTAGTGCTGGAGATGAATTACGAATATCTAAAAAATATATATGGGAACTTAAAAAGATATTTCCTAAAATGATTTTATTACATTCAAATCATTCATCTTTAATTTATAGACGAGCATTAAAACATGGTATGCCAAAAGCATATTTAAGATCATATAACGAATTTTTAGAAGTGGACAGCCAATGGAAGTGGGTAGATGATTTAAACTTAAAATTAAGTGATGGTTCAGAATGTTATTTCACGCATGGAATGGCTTCAGAGGGTTTAAAATTAGCTATGCAATATGGTAAAAATGTTTGCCAATTTCACTTTCATTCTAAGTTTCAAATACAATACTTTTCTAATCCTGATAATTTGGTGTGGTCTCTCCAATGTGGGTGTCTTACTAAACAATCAAATCTTAATTTCTTATATTCGAAGAATCATAGACTTAGATTTGTAATAGGTACAGGTGCTATCATAAATGGTCAGCCTAGATTATTTCCAATGGTTTTAGACAAAAAAGGAGATTGAATTGGTAAAATCGTCTAGTTTAAAGCCACACAGAGCCACGCAGAGAGCCATTGACAAGCAAATAGGTGGTAACCATTACAAGGGTAAAATACAGCCTATAGAATTGATTATATTGCATAATTTAGACTTTATAGATGGCAACATAGTGAAATATGCTGTTAGAAATAAAAAAGGCGAGAACCTAAAAGAAAAATATGATAAAATAATTCATTACTGCGAATTAGCAAAGGAATTAAAATGTGGTTGAATTTATTAACATCTGGTTTAAAAGTCGGTGCAAAGATTTATCAAAATCGTAGAGAATCTAAAATGCTAGAATCACAAGCACAAAGACTTCATTACGAAAAAATGGCACGAGGCGAAATTGAATATCAAGAGAAAGTTATTACGAGTAATGATAAAGGCATTAAAGATGAAATTGTCCTTTTTCTCGTATCTATTCCTTTCATTATATTGGTGTACTCTGTTTTTTCTGATGACCCATCAGTAAAAGATAAAGTTGATTTATTTTTTCAATACTTCGATCAATTACCTTTATGGTATCAAGCATTGTTTATTGGTATCTGTTCTGCGATCTATGGCTTAAAAGGTGCAGATATATTTAAAAGAAAATAATTTCATTCAATCATAAAAATCTATAATATGTCCTAATGGACAAAATAAAAGTAGATGCTGTAATAACTGATTTAGAATTACAATTAGAAACAAGCAACAATCCTTATGGTAGCTTTGTTAATTTTAAATTCATAGATACTTTTCCATCTTTTCCAAAAGTACATGACATGATTTCTCAAATTAAAAAAAGAGATGATGTTGAACTAATCAATTACGAATATTCCTATACTGGGATTCACGAAGATACTGACCTTAAATATTTTGAGATAACTTTAAATTAAGTCGAGGCTAGTAAGAGAGAGAAAAAACTAGCCTCAACTATTTTAGGTTCAAAGAGCAAAGTGGGAATGTTTAATAAACCACATTGAAACACCTAAAATTCTTTTTAGCGAGTCGCCAAGTCTCCCTGACGACTCTATCTACTAACTGATAAAGGGAGAAATAATAGTCATTACAACTGTCGTTAGTAGAATTCATTAAACTGGTTGCTTTCCTGTTAGTGCTAAATCTCTTTTTAATTCAGATTGCTTTAGCGAAATATATTGACTTAAATTAGAATAATGAAACCTAGCTTTAATTAATTCTTCTTCAGCATTTGCATACTGCTTTACTATTTCTCTATATTCAGCATCAACTCTACTTTTATGTTCTGCTTCTATAACTGTTTTAGTTTCTAATTTATATTTAAGAAATAATTTACTGAACATAGCTTTTTTACCATCTTCTAAAAGAATAACTTTCTTATGCCATTCAGCCCATTCTTGAGATGCTTTTTCTAGTTCTTCGTATGATTTGTTGCTTAACAACATATATCTCTCCTTACAAAATAATTAATAATAAAACAATAGATAAAAATGAAACAATCC